TTTGCCTGGAATTTCTTCTTCTACAGATTCTTCTGGTTTAGGTGTTGGTAATGGAATTGTCATTTCTTTTTCTTTTGGTTCTGGTACGCCTGCACTTTTGAAAATTTGTGCAATTGCCGCCATATCTTCTGGAGTATCTCCGTACAGCATAACCTGTGATGCTTCTTTAAGATGTATTTTTTTCACATCTTCTTTCATTTGCTCTTTGCTTTGAATAGCATCTATTTTTGTTAAAAAATCTCTAATGTCCATATTACTATTTACCTTTCGACTTACCTGAAATAGGTGAAGTTGTACCTTTTGAATCTTCTGCGTTTTCTGTGGATCCGCCACCTGGTTTAATTTCGCTTGCGGCATCTGGAGCCGATCTTTCTTTACGAGCTTTTTCTAATTCTTTTAATAATTCCATAACTCTTGAAGTGCCTACTGTTTTTTGTTCGTCTTTGCTGTCTTCATAAGGCGTGTTAAGTTTTGCTTCATACGGTGCATCTGATTTTTCTTCTTGATATTCTTCTTGAGCTTCACCTGGAGTTCTCACTATAACATGACTTTCTGGCACATTGCAATAGTTTTTTATGTACTGTTGTAACACTGTTGCTGTTGTTGGATATTGTAATTCTGTTTCAAAGTATGTTGTTCTTTCATTTTCAAGAGCAGGAAAATCCAATGGTCTTTTTGTTATTGGAGTCTTTTTACCGTTGCTCATTTTAACAACTACAAATTTTTCTAATGCTGATTCTAAACTGTCAGCGAAACCTTCTGGCAAATCGCCTGCTACACCTATTTTAAAAGGGTATGTTTTTGTGCTTTCTGCTAGGTACTGTTGTAATTTACTTGTCATTTTTGTTATCTCTATCTTCTTTGTTGTATTTATCCATCTTTTTAAGTTTCTCCAATAAACTGTTACGGTCTGATATCACATATCCTTCTCCTTGCACCACGTTTGTGTCGGAATCGCCTGTTTTTTGGTCTTGTTTTTGTTTTTTAAGTTGTAAATCAACCATCTTTAACTTTTTATCCATCTTTGCCACTTTGGCATCTAGAGTTGTTTTCAACATATTGCCTGCCACTTCAAATATACGAGCCGAGTATCTACTTTCCACATTCATACCCAAATCCATTAAATCTTCGTAAGCAGTAATGGCACGTGTACTAACATCATCCAATTCTGAATCTCCTAGTTCTCCTAAACCGTCAACTTTTGGTAGTGCCGCCGCAATTTTATCAAACTCTGCAATGTCTCGCATTGTGGATTGTTGCTGTTCTATGCTTTTGCTTTTGTTTTCTGTTTTTTTATCTTCTGCTTGTGATTTTTCTTGTTCTTCTTTCACAATCTCTTGAGATTCTGGAAGATTAAGCAGTTCTTCTAATTTTTTGGTCATAAGTTATATTTTTATTTAGTGTTAACCTTTTTTGGCACCATGAAAAATGTCTTTTTCATTTATCACTCTGAAACGAAATCCTTTGTTCTTGCACCACGCCTGAGCACTGCTCCATTTGGCTTTATTGATGATCAGTTGTGCTTGATTGTATCTATTCTTTCCTACTTTTTCTATCAATGTTTGATTTTCTGGTTTTATTTCTATAATTTCAGCATGCGGTCTTCCATTTTTATCTGTGTATGCGATGAAAAAATCCGGAACGTATATGGTGTATTTTCCTGTCATAGGATGTTTGTAAGGAATTCTTATAGATTCGTTTGCCCATTTTTGTATGCTGGGACTTTCATCACAAAACTTCATAAAAGCAAATTCCCAACTGCTTCTATACAAAGGAGTTCGACCACCCACGTACTTGTCTGGATTTTTTATTTGATACTTACCTTGAGCGAACTTCGCCATTGGACTATACTACTATGTTACGTTTTTCTGAAAGATTTTTTTCAGTTTTAACTTTATAACCAAGTGATGATGTGTTTGATCTGTTGTGATTTAAAATCTCTGTAACAATATAACTCAACTGCACTGTGTCCATACCTTTTAATGTATCCAACAATTCAAAAACTTTTACACCGTCTATCTTTGCTTGTTGTAGTATCACTGTTGCTGTTGATATACTTGCAGTTCTTTCAAATCCTCTAGATTCAAAATATCCTACAACAGCATCAACATCATTGCTGGGAAACGATATAGTATCATTGAAATAATTATTAAAAAATTCTTTTACTGGTCCACTACTGTCGTTGTTTTGTTTAGGTATGTTTGACATTTTATTTCCTTTACTTTTTTATAAGTGCTTTAACAATTTGTTTTGCACCAGAGCCTATGTTAGATGCACTTCTTCCGATGAAAGTGTTTGGCACACCATAAGACTGATCTGCTGTGTTGCCTATTCTTCCAATTGCTCCTGTTAATATGTTAAACCCTTCTTGTTTTAATCCTTCTTTAGATAAATTTTTTGCATTTTTTAATCTGTTGGCTGTTCTTATTATAGAACCCAATGTGATACCTTGTCTACTTGCACCCAGTTGACTGCCGATGTATGTGTATGGTCCATCATTAGCACCAAACAATCCTGATAACACTCCGCCAGTGCCAAGTAAACTTGTAGATCCTCCACCCGATAATGAATTAGGTGATGGTGTTTTGTCGTAATGTTCTTTGCCAAATCCAGCAGGAGCACCGTTGGCTTGTACTCTGCCTCTAGAATAAAACACTGCTTCATATTCCACTGACATCTGATTTTGTACAGGTGCTGATTCTTGATTATTCATTGAATCATGTTGCCATCTTTGGATTATAGGATTAACCAATGTGTAACAAGTGTAAGTTTTTCTTGCCATCTGATAAATTTGAATACTTGTGAAAAAAGGAATATTTGCATTGTTGTCTAATCCAAATCTATTTTTAGTGTTTTTATTATTTGTCAATCCACCTGATTTGCTGTAAGGTCTTTCAGTACTTGTGGACTGATTTCCTTGTGTATCTTTACTGGCATAATTTCCATCATTGAAATAATATCTATAATAAGTTTCCCATAGTGCTGTGGTTACACCATAGTTGTCGTCATGAAAAGTTATGTTGATTGGATCATACGAAATTTTAGTTTGTACTTTTCTTTTTACGTTGTACTGTTGTGCTGTGATCATGTCCACAGTGTATTGTGGCAAGTCCACGGCTTTAACCAACATGTTAAGTTCTCGTTGATGATTGCTTAATGGCGGATCAGTAATAGCCGCTTGTGGATTAATATTGAAAACCACATGATATAAAAACTTTTGTTTGGGTGCTAATCTAAAACTGTCATCTACATACAGTCTAGAAGCATGGCTGAAATCTGCTAGATTTCCTTTGGGATTAAGTGTCCCTTTAAGAACATTGTCTAAAAAACCTTTTAGTAAATTTGCCATATACAGTATTTATGTAAGGGAAAAATGTGATGTTTTAAAAACAAAAAAGGGGCCTAAGCCCCCTTTTCAATTTATAAATGCTTACGAAAATTACGCACCGCCGCCCGTAATTAGCGTGTTTGTGGTTCTGCCTACAGCAGTACCTACTCCTGTTCCTTGTGGAGTCTGGATAGCATTGTCGTATCTTAATGCTAACGTTACAGTAACAGGCTCTGATGTTTGATATGCTAATTGATTGTAGTTTGCTGATTCAATGTAGCAACCATACAGTTCAAATGTTTCTAAAACATTTACTGTGTTGGCACCATTTGCACCGTCTGTAATTTCTATTCTTGTTACGAATTTGTAGTCTGAACCTGAAGCCGCCGCACTCATTTCAAAGAAGTCAAATTGTTTCTGTAATTGTTCACCAACAAGTTTTTGTACGTTGTTGCTGACATCTTCTCTTAATGTTAGTGTAACAGTTTCCCATGTGTGTTTACCTGCTAGATATACTTTAGAGTTATAAACGTCAATGGTTGTTGTTTCAAAACTTAAATTAGGTCTTGTAATATCTACAACTTGCTTTGTAAGTTCAGTAGTTGGTGTAGATACACCAAAGTTTTCTAGTGATACTCTAAAACGATACTGTAACTTTGGCATTAACAGACCTTGGTTAGAAGCAGATTGGTTACTGTCTAAAGGTACTGTAATTTTTGATAGTGTAGATATACTCATTTGTTTCTCCTATAATATTTATCTATTATAAACCTGCTATTTCGCCAGTATTTTTCAATCTTAATGGTACGTAGATGAACTCTACTGCTTTGACTGGTTCAATCGCAATATCTAAGTACAACTCGTTTCTGTCTATTCTTGTTGATGTGTTGTTTGATTCATCACACACTACTAAGAAATCAAAAATCGCTCTGTTACCAACTAGTTCTAGTAATAAACTTTCTGCTTGAGCTTTGATTTCATCTCTTGTGATTTTATCATTTGGCTCAAATACATAAGGTCTCGCTAATTTGTTTAATTGGCTTCTTAGGTAGATTACTAATCTAGCAACATTGATTCTGTCTAGTGCAGAACTACCAGCAAATCTTGTTTTTTGTCCGTAGTTGACTAAGCCAGCACCTGTTATGAAAGTAATTGGGTTAACATTGTTTGAATACAATGTGTCTCTTTGACCTTCATTTAATGAAGTTGAAACAAATTCGCCTTCATTGCTGATGTAACCTGTTGAAGTAGCATTTGTAATTCCACCTCTTCTTGTACCTGCTGGAGCAAACCATGGGAAAGAAACTTGATCGCTTAATGCAATTGTTCTTAACATCATGTGACTTGCTGGAACAACTACATTGTTACCGAAGTTATCACTTGTGAATCCTGATGGATAAAATACTCCAAGATATTCGTCTGTGCTTACAAGTCCATTGTCGTTGTCTTCAACTGCTAGGTTAACGTTTGTTGCCCAGTTTTGTAAACTTGTTGCATCTGGTGTTAATCTCATTGGTGAGTCACCAATTATAAACGCTGACAATCCTCTGTCATTGTTTAATGAAATCATTTCGCCGATTAATTCTGGATATCCTGGTGTTGCCATGATGTTAAACAATCTAGATTCATCATCTCTGATTTCTTGATTGCCATTAACCATTGCTTGTAGTTTTTGCACAATAACTTTTCTTTGTGCTTTTCTACCAAATGATCCTGAACCGTCTGCCTGGTTCGCTGATTCTGTTACCCATCTGTGTGGATAGTAAGCCGCCATTGATGAATCTACATCTGAACCTCTTTGGTTATCTGCTGTAACATCAACATAATTTCTTACAAATTTCTTAACATTGAATCCAGAACGTCTTGTGTTCCACAACAACATACCTTTTGGATATAGTGCTGGATCTGGAGCATCAGTGTCTAAGAAGTCACTTGCTAGTAATTCTTTTATTGTTCCTTTAGGAGCCACAGATGCTGTTCCACCTGTTGTTCCGTATCTTGCATCTGCAAATACGATTCCATTTTCCGTTGTTTGGTCACCTGAATCAACTTGAATCCATTTTAATGAAGTTGCATTCCATTTGTAAACAATTGGATAATTTTCTAAGTCTGCTGTTGAAATCCATATGTCGCCTTCAACCAATGCACCACCGCCTGACGCTGTGGATTGTGTAGTTGGAGCAGTTGCTGAAACTTGAGGACCTTCTGAGTCTGTACCAGATACTGCTGAATAACCTTTCCAGTTTGTACCGTTGTGGTATAAAATATCCACTTCATCAACTATTGATGAGTACCATAATTGTCCATCTACCGCAGTTGTTGTTACTGCTGTTGCACTTGCTGTGTAAGTTAAAATTTTCCAGTTACTTGCTCTGAATCCAGCAGTTGTTGTGTACAAGTTTGCTGTACCTGCCTTGGTTGTGTAGTTGTAACCAGTGAAACCTGCTTCACCCAAAGTACCATCTGTGTCAACAATGTCAAATTCTCCACCGTCGTTGTGTTCGATTGAAACTCTGTTCTGTGAATCAACACTTGCAACAATGTTGGTAAAACCTGAACCGTTAATAGCACCTGCTATTAAATCTGCATCAGTTGCCGCACCTGTTGGAGTGACACTTACCGTTATTGCTGAGTTTAATGCTAATTGACCAACAATTGATTCTGCAATAGTGAATGATTTACTACCTGCTGTGATACCTGTTGTGATTGCTGTACCTGTAACTTTTGTTGAACCTGTAGATTCTCTTCTATGAATTGTTTGCTCTAGAGCATTTGTTCCGTTGTCATGGTCAACATACAAAGTGCCTACAGCAAGATTTACTCCACCACCTGTTCTGTCTAAATTGTATAGAGCAGTTTCGGCATTTTCGTAAATTGGTGCTGTTACATCTTCCCAAAGTTTAGTTGTACCATTGAATTTTTTAACTGACCATTTTGCACCTGCGTTAGGTGTTGTTGTTTTCACCCATAAAGAACCTGTTGGTCTTGATTCTGTGTCAGCAGTTTTGTATGCTGGTACAGAAGTGTGTGGGGCAGTTGTTAATTTTGGAACGTAATATGTTGCTGGTGCAATACCTAATACTGTTTCTGTGTTTAATGTACCACTTGCAATTTGAATATCATCATCATTAGCACCATTGTAATAGATTGC